CGCCTGCCGCCGCGGGAGTGGGCCGCGGCCTACAAGGAGGCCTACATGGGCTTCCAGTACACGCCGCCGCCTGCCGCGCGCGCCGCGCCCGCGCCCACGCCGCTGCGACACCAGCCTCTGCGCCCCAGCGCCGTGCCTGGAGGCGCCGCCGCCGCGCCGGTACAGACGGAAGCTGACGTGGTGGCCGAGGCGCTGCGCCAGGCCGCCGCGCTCGATGGTGTGCCGTTCAAGGGTTGACACGCCCTGATCTATACCGATACGTTATAGGCGCCCCGCCATGGGGCGCCCGCTACAGGTCTAGGCCGGGATGACCTCCGGTAGCGTCGGAAGTTCGAGCATGACGCGGCTCGAAGCGGACAGGTGAACACACCCTTTCCTTCTTCCAGAGAGCGCCAACATGCCTTTCAACCAGACGCAGATCGACCAGATCGGTCACTACGCGATCAACTTCTACGCCAAGAATGAACCCGTGGACCAGGTGAACACCGGCCACCCGTTCTACGACTGGCTGGTGCGCAACAAGCAGGAGGAGCCGGCCGTCGGCCAGTTCTTCAGCGAGAACATCTACATCTCCAACGACTCGAACGGCCAGAACTACTTCGGCGCCGATCAGGTCACCTACAACAGCCGTGACCCGGGCCGCCAGACCCAGTGGGCCTGGTACAACTACCACAACGGCTTCGGCTTCGATGAGGACACCCTGAAGGCGGCTGGCGTCATCAAGACCGACGACCGCGAAGCGCAGGCGTCCGAGGCCGAGCGCTCCATCCTGATGAACCGCCTGAAGGTCGCGTACATGTCGATGCGCCTGGGCACGCAGGAAGACCTGGCCATCGAGTTCCTGTGGGACGGCACCCAGTCCACCAAGGCCGTGCCGGGCGTGGGTAATATCATCTCGCTGACCCCGAACACCGGCACCGTCGGAGGCATCGACGCGGGCACCAACACCTACTGGCGCAACAACACCAGCCTGGGCATCGTGACCAGCACGCCGGCCAACGGCAACATCAACGCCGCGCTGAAGTCGATGTGGCGCGCCAACACGCGCCGCGGCGGCGCCGCCCCGACCGTAATCTTCGCCGGCCAGGCCTTCATCGAAGCCCTGGAAGCCGAGAACCGCGCCATCTCGCACCTGAACGTGACGATGGACAACAGCGGCCGCGGCACCAGCTACGACGGCGGCGTCAACAAGACCGACTTCAACGGCATCCCGGTCATCTGGGACCCGACGTTCGAGACGATCGACGCCAAGTACAGCCCGGCCACCCCGTACACCAAGCGCGCCTACATGGTGTCCGAGCGCGCGCTGGTGCTGCGCCCGGTCCAGGGCTTCTGGATGCTGGATCGCAAGCCGCCGCGCGTCTACGACCGCTACGTCCACTACTGGGGCCGCACCGCGTCGTACCGCCTGACCACCAACCGCCGCAACGGCCTGGCCGTTCTGTCGATCGCCTGATCCTGAGCAGCCCGGCCAGCCTATACTGGCCGGGCTTTTCCAGACCTTTTCCGGAGAATTTGCAATGACCATGCTCAAGAATCTGCCGAACGTCGACATGACGGCGGTGGCGGCACAGGCGGCGGTGAAGCTGGGTGAAACCCCGTTCTTCCCGGGCGGCAACTGCATCCTCAACCTCGATGAGCCGATCGGCGGTGCCGGCGTGCTGCTGGTCGAAGGCTCGGCAGACGGTTCGACCAACTGGTCCACCCTGGCCACCCTCAACGCGGCCACCACCGCGCCCCTTCACGTCGAGATTTCGCCGAATCCGCTATGGATTCGCACGCGCGTGACCACCGTGGGCACGGGCACCCTGTCCCCGACTCTCGAAGGTATCCAGTGATGGCCAGCAACCAGAACAAGCCGGCGGAAGCCGACAAGACCAACGACACCCCCGCCACCGGCCTGGGTGAGGCCCTGCGCGCGCCGGACGTGCGCGCCGATGGCCTGACCGCCGAGCAGGCGGCAGCAGCCACCGCGCCGGCCCCGGACGGCCCGCCGGTGCCCTCGCAGCAGGCCGGCCTCAACGTCACCCGCAAGGTGAAGGACGAGGACAAGGACGGCCACCAGGATCCGGTCGGTCCTCGCAAGACCGTGGGCGTCTACCACATCCTGGTCGAGCGTTCGAACAACGAGAAGATCTCCTCCGAAGCGCTCGCGCACGAGATCCCGATCCTGTACGCGCTGCATGGCGAGGATCACGTCACCTTCCCGGGTTACGACGTGGACACCGACGTGAGCGACGTGGAGCCGATCTACGAGGTGGAGATCGACGACGATCCGCAGTCGATCCTGGACACCCTGCGCCTGAAGTTCAACAACAAGTCCGACGGCGACGTGGTGATGCGCGTCTACCGCGACGCCGATGAACTTGCCAGCAAGGCTGGCTTCACCAAGCGCAAGGGCAAGGCGAAGGTGCGACCGCAGTCCGACAACACCGACGCGCGCCGCAAGGCCAGGTAACCAGGCAGGGGCGGGAAACCGCCCCTTCCTGCAAGGGGAGCCGTGATGTCGTTCGAGCAAGCACACCGCCTGATCCTGGAGTTCGAAGGCGGAAAGTCCGACGATCCGAGGGATCCGGGTGGGCGCACCAATCTTGGCGTGACCCAGCAGACCCTGGACACCTTCCGGAAGAAAAACCCCTCCTGGGGGTTGCCGGCGGACGTGTTTGATTTGAACGTGGGCGAGTCCGGCATGATCTACAAGCAAGGCTACTGGGACGAGATGCGATGCGACGAAATGCCGGGGGGCATCGCGCTGATGGCGTTCGACTGCGCGGTCAATCAGGGGTCGGGGCGAGCCAAGCGGCTGCTTCAGACATCGGCCAAGGTGACGGCGGACGGGATCATCGGGCCGGCGACACTGAATGCGGTGAAGGCGGCCGACCAGGAGAAGCTGCGGGCCGAGTTCGCGGCCCAGCGCGTGATGGCATACATCAGCACCGGCAGGATGGCCACGTTCGGGCTTGGCTGGATGAGGCGCTTGATGCGCGTCCTCCAGGTAGCCGGGAGCCAGTGATGGAGCTGGAGCCGCGCGAAGGCGGTCGCATGCACTTCAAGCTCGGTCCGATCGAGCTTTGGGTCGTAGGGATCATCGCCTTTGCCTTCATCGGTGGCTGCGGAAAATTCGTCAATAGCATCAACTCCAAGATGGACGAGATGGTCAAGGCGCAGCAGCAGCTGACCACGCAGCAGGCGGTGACCAACCAGCAGATCCTGACCCTCTCGGCGCAGCTCTCCGACGTGCCGGCGCTCTCCCAACGCGTGAGTAAGCTGGAGGTGCAGATGGAACAGCAGACCGCGGAGACGGCTGAACTGAGGCGACTGAGGGGGTTGAAATGAAGGACCAGCAGGAGGTACTGAACCTGGGCGGCGCGTCCATCGCCATGGCGCTGGTGGCGATCCTGGCCTACCTGTGCTGGACCCTGGCCACGCAGGAGATCCCTGCCTCCAACGAGAACATCCTGTTCGCCGTGGTCGGCGTGGTGGCCACGCAGATTACGCAGATCGTGAGCTTCTTCTTCGGGTCCAGCCAGTCCTCCAAGAAGCAGTCCGAGACGATCGACAAGCTGGCGCAGACCACCCACCAGGCCCAGTCCGCGGCGCTTCCGTCGGATAAGGCCACTGTCACCCTGGCGCCCGGCGCCAGCGCCACCGTGGAGGCGTCCGATGGCGGCCATCCTTGACCCCGTGCGCCCGTATCTGTGGGCGCTGAAGCTGGCCGGCTGGTGCCTGCTGGCGGCGGTGCTGGTACTGGGCGGCTGCCGCTGGGAGCATGCCCGCATGCAGGGCAAGGTCGAGCAGGCCCAGGCCAAGCAGAAGGCGGCCGAGGACCAGGCCGACGGCTACGTCCGTACCCTGAACACAATTAACGACCAGACCAAGGCGGCCGTGGCCGCCGCGGCGCAGGAGAAGGCCAAGGCCGACGCGGCGGTGAAATCCGCGCAGAAGGTGGCCGAGGAGTCGCGCCAGCGCGCTGCCAGCGCCGAGGCAGCGCTGCAGGCGGCCAAGCGCAACCCCACCTGCCGGTCCCAACTCGAGATGCAGCTATGCGACTCCATCCCCTTGCTGTGATCGCCGCGGCGGCTCTGGCCGGCTGCTCACCGGCGCGCCCGGATCCGCCGAAGGTGGTCTACGTGACCGTCGAGAAGACCGTGGCCGTGCCCGAGCAGCTGACCCGTCCATGCCCGGTGACGCGCCCGAAGCAGCGCCGCGTCGAGGATGTGGTGAGCGCCTACAACGCCAACGTGGAGAGCCTGACGCGCTGCAACGACCAGCTGGACAAGGTGCGGGAGCTGAGGTGATCGACTTCCACGTCCTCACGATGCCGGACATGCGGCAGGACTGGCTCAACCAGTCGGTCCTCAGCATCCTGGACGCTGCCAAGCAGGCGCAGGTTCCGGTGTCCGTCCGGCTGCTGCCCGGCATCGAGGGCCACATCGGTCGCGCGCGCAAGCAGGCATTCGCGGCCGGAACCCACCCATGGGTGTCGTGGGTCGATGGGGACGACTGGATCTCCCGCGATGCCATCGCCATGCTGGCCAGCCATATGGACGCCGCCCGCGCGGTCAGCGGCCGCGGAATCCATGTCCATGAGGACGGGCGCATGGTGCGCGCCTCGCGCGGGCTGGTGCTTGCGCGCCGGGAGGATGCGGACATATTCGACTGGGAGCGCTACCCGTACTGCGGCACCTGTTCGTTCCAGGATTCCCTCGGCGGCGTGCACGTCGACCACCATGGGTACTACCGCCGGAGGTATGATTCACCGGCACGCAAGCTGCGGGGTGATGCGCCATGTGGGTGAACATTTTCGAGCTGGGGACCGGATACCGGACCTGGGGCCAGCGCTCCAGTGACAACTGGTTCTGGGCGGGGGGCACGCCTTTCGCCATCAACAGCGCTGCGGATGCGGTGATGGTCGATGACTGCGACCCGGTGTTCTCCTACCAGGCCAGCGACCATGCGGTGATCCGCACGCAGTTCCCCAGCACCGCAGGCGTCAACATCCTGTACCTGGAGATCCCCGGGTGGGGTGTCGGCTCCAACAACTTCCGCATCCGGTGTGAAAGCGACGCCACGGACAGCGCGAATTTCGATCTGTGCCAGATGGCGATCGATGGCACCGACACGCCGGTCATCGGCACCATCATCAACAACTTCATGACGCCATCGGCGCCGCTTGAGATCGCCGTTTCTGGCAACGACGGAAACGACGGCATCGCCATCAAGGTGACCGAAAGCCAGGCCAACCAGCCGGCAAACTTCTTCGTGGAGCAATGGGTGGACAGTCCGGAAGAAGTCTCCTACAACTGCGAGTGCGACGACGAGTATCCGCGCAAGACGCTGGCGGAGATGCGCAAGTACGTGCTAACCCGGCTCGGCATGTATACGCCGACGCTGCTTCCTGGCACCAAGGACCTGATCGACGCCTTCATCGTGGATGCGCAGGAGCAGCTGTCCGAGGCGTACAAGGTCTTCCGCATGGAGCGCTTCTTCACCTGGAACCTGGTTCCCGGGGTGCGCTTCTACGACCTGGACGCCAACGCTGACACCTGCACCAAGAAGCTGGATCCGCGCATGCTGACGTGGGTCGGCATCTCGCAGCAGGATAATTTCTGGAGACCGCTGGTGTGCGGAATCCGGCCGGAGTTCTACTACTCCAACATCGAGTCATGGCCGACGCACTACGAGATCCGTCAGTGCATCGAGCTGTGGCCCGCGCCGTCGGACGAGAACTGGAAGCTTCGCATCAAGGGCTACTTCGGCCTGATGCCGCTGGTCGATGACGAGGACTACTCCACCATCGACTACCAGGCCATCCAGCTTTTCGCGCTTGCCAATGCCAAGGCGCACTACCAGCAGCCGGATGCGGCCAACATCATGGCGCAGGCCAACGCCTACATCAAAAGCTTGGTGGCAGGCCAGCACCAGACGCGCCGGTACATCCCCGGCGTGGACCTGTACGTGCCGCCGCCGCTTCCGGTGCTTACCGGTTATCCGGGTGACCCATGAGGGACTTTGCGATCTCCAGCGCGAAGTCCGGCATGAACCGCCAGCGCAACAAGGGCGGCGCGCCGAAGGACTCGTTCTACTCGCTGAAGGAGTGCTACGTCACCTCCGACCGCAGCGTGGTGCCGCGCCCCGGCACCGTGCGCGACGTGGCGCTGCCGGTTGGCACGAAGGGACTCATGGCCTTCCGAGGGAGGCTATGGGTGTTCTCCAGCGAGCCGCTGACCTCGCCGGACCCGAAGTACGTCATCTCCACCCTGCAGCACCCGGACCCGGCATCCACGGCCAACCTGAAGGAGATCCACTTCGCGCAGCCGTTCCTCGGCTTCCCCTACGTCGTGGCGGAGTTCGATGACGACCCGACGAAGTTCTACCACTACTGGCTGCAGGACACCGGCACCTGGCTGCCGAACCACATCTACGCCATCGGCGAGGTGGTGCAGCCCACGTCCCCGAACGGATACACCTACACCGCCACGCGCCTGGGCGCAGCCAACCCAGTGTGGGCTGCCGGACAGCCGCGCGCGATCGGTGACGTGATCGAGCCGACGGTGGCCAACGGCTACCAGTACCGCGTCATCGACGTGGCCGGCGACAACCCGGTGTCCGGGTCCATCGAGCCGGCATGGATCGCGCAGGATGGCGCCATCGTCTACGAGGACAACGACACCACCGGCACTTCCAGCGGCAGCGCTGCGCCGACCGTCCCGCCGTCGGTGAGCGACCGCTACAGCAACCAGGGCGGCTCTGGCGGCGCGATGACCAACAGCAACACGACGCAGGCGAACTGATGGCCACCCCTGTATGGACTCCCGGCACTCTCTACCCGAACGGCTCGATCGTCCGGCCGACTGCGCCGTCCGCGCCAGGGCCGGCCGTCATCGCCAACCCGACTTTCGATGCCGGGTCGACGGGCTGGGACCTGAGCGGCGTGGCCGCCTGGTCGGCGACCGGCGGCTTCTCCACCCCGGGCTGCATCCAGTGCACCAACGGCATCGGCGCTGTCTACCTGTCGGCATTCACCCCGGTGAACCCTGGCCAGTCGGTGACGGCCAGCTGCATGATCGGCACGCCAAACGGCAGCCCCGGCAGCGGCGGCGACGTGAACATCAACTGGTACACCGCCGCTGACGTTTTCATCTCCCAGTCGCAGGGGAACACCGTAAACCGGAATGGCGGCACCGGCTTCCGCATGTCGGCAGTGACCGCCAGCGCGCCGGCCAATGCCGCCAAGTACAAGATCGGCGCCGACGTGCAGACGGCCGGCACCGGCGCCATCGTGCGAGTGGACAACTTCACTACCTCCGTCTCCGGCGGCACGCTCTCTGGCCTGGTCTACCGCGCCACGCAGTCCGGCGTCGGCACCAGCGGCAGCAGCGAGCCGGCGTGGCCCGGCGCGGCCGGCGTCACCGTCAACGACGGCACCGTGGTGTGGGAGGGCGTGGTCGCAACCCGCATCACCTACCAGGCCGAGCCGATCCTGAAGTCCGGATCTGTCGAGCCGACCTGGCCCAGCGTGGTCGGCAACGCCGTGGCAGACGGGACGATCTCCTGGGTCGCCACCACGCGCCAGGTCACTGCGGCGCCGAACTCCAAGGTGGTGGCGATCGACTCCTCCAAGGTCTACGCCGCCGACAAGGACATCATCCGCTACAGTGCCACGGTCAACCCGCTGGACTGGACCACTCGGGATGATGCCGGCTACCTGCCCTCCGGCCTGACGCAGTACGGCAGCAACGACACCGCGGTGCTGAACCTGTACCGCGCCAACCTGGTGTCCTGGTCGGCCTCCACCTTCCAGAACTGGCAGGTCGATCCCGACCCGGCCAACATGGACAAGCTGGACGAGATGCAGGGCATCGGCTCGATCTACCAGCAGGCTGCGCAGCCGGTGGCAAAGGATCTGTTCTTCCTCGCCGCGCTCGGCTTCCGCACAGTCGGCATCTCCGCCGGCAGCACCAACCTGGTGAACGGTGATGCGGGCATGCCCATCGACCCGCTTGTGCGCGAGGAGATCGGCGATCTGACCACCAATGGCTACACGCCGCGTGGCCTGTACTACCCGTCGCTGGGCCAGTACTGGGGCGCCTTCGGGCCGCGTACCTTCGTCTACACGTTCGCCCAGCTCGGCTCGGTCGGCGCCTGGTCGGAGTACAACTTCCCGTGGCCTGTCGAGGGCCAGGCGCAGCTCGGAGATGACCTGTACCTGCGCTCCGGCGATGCGGTCTACCGAGTGGATCCGTCGCGGCTGGCGGACCAGAACGCCGACGGCGCCGACGTGGAGGTCGTGGCTGAGATCCAGAGCCACTACCTGGACATGAACAGCCCCGGGGTGATGAAGCAGATGCTCGGCTTCGACCTGGTGGGCAACGGCGTCGTGCGCGTCAGCTTCGGCATCAACCAGAGCGACCTGTCGGTATTCACCGACGACGCCAGCATCCCCTCGGACACCGTGCCAGGCATGGTGATCCCCATCCCGCTGATGGCGCCGTCGTTCTCTATGCGTCTTCGTTATAGCTCAACCGATAATCCGCAAGGATGGGAATGGCTCGCCTCGAACCTGTACCTGCAGGACATGAGGAAGATGTCGTGAGGATGGCCATGCCCGCCCGCGTGCGCGACTGCCGGCTGGAAGACCTGCAGGCGGTGTGCGCCGACATGCGCGAGGACGAGATCGAGCAGACGCTGGCGCTGGGCGTAAACGATCGCTACGACGCCAGCGCGGCGGCAGCGTCCCTGTGGCGCTCGCCAGGTCCAAAGATCACCATCCTGGATACCACGGGCGCCCCCATCCTGTGCGGAGGCGCCATGGAGGTATCCACTGGCGTGTACGAGGGCTGGCAGGTGGCCACAAAGACAGCCTGGGACGGCAACTGGCGGCACATCACCCGCGTGACCCGGTGGTTCATGGCCCGCATGTTCCTGCTCGGCGCCCATCGGATGCAGATCAACTCGCTTGCCAGTCGCCGCGGTGCTTGCCAGTGGTATGCCAAAGGTCTGAAAATGACCTTTGAGGGTATTCGCAGGGGTTATGGCCGCTGCGGGGAGGACATTGCCGAATATGCACGCCTGAGGAGTGATCCATGAGCGGTCCCAACAACAGCGCGCAGCGTGCAGCCCAGCGGCAGGAGCAAGAGCGGCAGGCCGCGATCACCCGCACCTCGCAAGGCATCGAGGACATCTTCTCCTCGCCAGAGCGCCAGCAGCAGTACGCCGATTTCGAGAACGCCACCCGCACCCTCGGGATGCAGGACCTTGCCGAGCAGAAGCGCCAGGCTGACCTGGGCAACAAGTTCGCGCTGGCACGCTCCGGCCTGACCGGCGGCTCGCGCGCGCGGGATCTCGGAACGGCCACCGGCGAGGACTACACCAAGGGCCTGCTGACGGTTTCCCAGCGCGCGCAAGCGGCCTCGGCGGACCTGATGAGCGCCGACCAGACCGCCAAGAACAACCTCCTGGCGCTGGCGCAGAGTGGCCTGGACCTGACCACGGCATCGCAGAATGCCGCCTCGGCCATGCGGGCCAACCTACAGGCCGGCGAGGGATCTCGGCTGGCCGGCGGCATCGGCGACGTGTTCGGCACCGCCGCGGCGGTCAAGCAGGCGTCCGACGAAGCGCGCATCCGCCGCCAGGCCGAGCAGCAGTACGGCCAAAGCAACTACTCCCCCTTCTACAGCTACGGGGCCAAGGGATGAGCGACCTGACGCTACGACCGCAGATCAAGGCGTTGCAGGCCACGTTGGAGTCCATGCCGCAGTCGCGCGACTTCGAGGCGTCGGTGGAGCATTTCTTCGGCGACGGCACGTACAGCAGGCTCATGCGCCTCAAGGCCGACGACCTGATCGTGGGCAAGACCCATCGGCTGGATCACGTCGTGGTGGTGCTGGCCGGCGAGATCGAGCTGGCCTGCGTCAGTGGCACTCGCACGCGCGTCATGGGCGGCCAGGTGTTCGAGTCCAAGGCTGGGGCCAAGCGTGCCATGTACGCTGTGACCGACTGCGCGGTGCTGACCATTCACCCCAATCCGACCAACACCCGCGACATGGCCGAGCTGGAATCGGCCCTGATCGCGCCGGAGGACGCACCATGAGCTGGGTAGCCATCGGAATCGCCGCTGCCGGTGCGCTGGCTGGACTGGCGCAGACGCAGCATGTAGCGCATCAGCAGGACCGCGCGCTGGCCGCGCAGATCACCGCGAAGGGCGCTCTCCAGAAGACCGCCGACGCCAAGATCGCACAGGCGGTGCAGGCCATGGCCGGCTCCAATGATGCCGCCGCGCGCCAGCAGTCGCAGCAGGCATACCTGGATACGCTGCAGCTCGCCAACCCGGGATCCGGCATCAACCAGGGGCCGGGCGCCTTCAGCGCTCAGTACCGGCAGGATGCGGCCAACGATGACGCGGCGCTGCGCCAGTACGGAGCCGACCGCGCCGCGCTGATGGCGCGCCTTGATGCTCCGAAGCTGCAGCGCATGAACGAAGGCATCCTGTTCGACAACACCCGCAACGACCTGCGGCTGATCGGCCGGGATGCTTCCGGTCAGGCATACCTGGACCAGCTCAAGTACAACTCCATCCAGAAAGACCCCTGGGTCACCGCCGGCATCCAGCTGGCGCAAGCCTATGGGACCTCCAAGGCGATGGGCGGCGGCGCCACCTCGGATCCCTACGTCATCCAGCGCGAGCCGATCGCGCTCCAGTACTGAGGCGCAGACATGGCAGGCAACGGATGGGCAAAGCTGGGCGAGGCGCTGGCGGGGGTTTCCCCGGCGCGGCGCGCGCAGATCGAGCAGGAGACGCAGAGCCGGCTGGCCCAGCGCGACCAGCGCGTGGCGCTCGCGCAGCAGGCGGTGATGAAGGCCCGCGACCAGGAGGGCTTGGGCCGCGCGTTCGCCGACCTGGGCATCGACAACCCGGACGCCGTGGCGGTCGTGGCGCGCTCCGGCGTCAACCCGGCGCTGACCACCCGGGCGCTGGGCGACGTGCAGGAGCAGCGCTTCCGACAGGCGGCGGTGGATGCCGCGGCCGGAGGCGACTTCGGCGCGTCCAATGCGCAGCTGATGGGCGTGGCCAGCGGCCCGGTCGAGGTCCCTAAGGTGTCCGGCGGCGTGCTGCTGGCCAACCGACTGATCCCCGGTGGCGGTGCGGTCACGGTCACGCCGGTGGGCGCGGCGCAGATCGCCGCCGACGACGCGCGCGGCCAGGCCGCCCTCATTCGCGCCCACCGGCCTGCGGCTGCCCGGAGCGGCGGCAGCGGCTCCAGCACGCCGCGCCTGTCGGACGTGGACAAGGTTGCGCTCCGCTCGGAACTGGCCGACCTGAAGCCGGAGATGGACGCGGCTCTGGATGCCGTGGCGCTCAACCAGGGCGCCACCTCCGGCCCCGGCGTGCGCAAGCTGGCCGATGCCCAGGCGGCGCTGGCGCGCCTGCAGCAGCGCCGGGACGCCATCATCCGGCGCTACGGCGGCACCGGCGGTGCCCAGCCGCCCGAGGAGGCCGGGGTCGACATCTACGGTGTGGCGATCCCGCCCGGATACACGCAGGAGCAGTTCTCCGCACTGCGCGACATCAACCTGGACCGACGCGCGCGTGGGCAGCCGTACCTCAACGGTGCGCAGGCCGAGCAGTTCCGCCGCACCGGTGCTGTGTCCATGGCAGAGCCGAACGTGCCGGCCAACGTCCCGGTGGTGGCGGGGCCTGCCGCTGCAGCGCCGGCTGCCGGCCTCGGGCGCTTGGCGCCGGCCTATGATTTCGTCAATGGCGGCTTCCAGGGCCAGAGCCAGGCGCCAGCGCAGGCACGCGGCGCGCCGGCCTCGAACGACACGCCTCCCATGGCCGGCGCACGCAAGGCCAAGGACGGGAAATGGTACATTCAGCGCGGTGGGCAATACTTCCGGGTGGACTGATTCATGGCAAAGCTGACGGCGGTTGACTTCGATCCGTTCGATGAGAAGAAGACCGCCCCGTCACTGACGCCGGTGGACTTCGACCCGTTCTCGGATGCGCCGCGCGCCGACTTCTCCGGGGTCAGTTCGCGGGTTATCCCAGCGGCACCGGAAGGGTTCCTTGACCGCACTGGCGACTACCTGCGCCAGCAGCAGGCCAAGCCACTGGCCCAGCGCCTGCAGGAGACGCCCGGGCAGATCCTGGGTGGCGTCGAGAGCTTTGGCCGTGGCTTGGCCTCCGGCTTCAACAACCTCGGCGGCAGCGCGGCGCTGATCGGCGCCATGCCCGTCGCCGCCGGCATCGACCTGCTGACCGGACACGCTCCCGGCACCGGGCCGGCAGGCGAGGCGGTGGGGCGCTACGTGGACTCTTCCTATGCCAATGCCCAGCGGCTGCTGGCGGAGGATCCGCGGCGCGACAACCCGCTAACCATCATCCCGCAGGCGGCCGGCGCCGTTATCCCGGACCTGGCGGCCGCCATGGCCACCGGCGGTGAGTCCGCGGCGGTGCGGCCGGCAATCCAGACCGGGCTGCGCGATGCTGTGCTGGCCAGCGCCGAGCGCGCCGTGGACCAGGGCGTGCGCGCCAGCATCATCCCCTCAGTCAACCGTGGCACGCAGCTGGGCCAGCAGGTCATCCAAGCCGGCGGCACTCCGGCGGAGGCCATGGCGGCGCTCGGCAGCGGCGCGGCAGCCAACTCGCTGGCGTTCCTGGCCCCGGCGGCGACCAGCGGCTCCCTGCCGGCGCGGCTGGCGCAGGGCGCCCTGGTGGAACCAGCGGCGGGCTACCTGCAGACCCAGCTGGAGAACCTGGCGCTCCCCGACCGTCTGGGCCTGGACCAGCAGTACGACGCACAGCAGGCCATCACCGATGCCTTCATGGGCGCCGGCCTGGGAGGCATGACCGGAGAGCGGGCGCCGGAGCCGTTGAACGACCCGGTGGCGATGCGCGGCGCGCCCGCACCGGTGAGCGACCTGTCGCCGTCGGCTCGCGCTGTCGGCGGATTCGATGAGGCGCGCCTGACGCCGGTGGAGCGTGCCCCGGAATTCGTGGATGAGCCGGCGCCGCGCGCCGCCGTCACGGCGCCTGCACCCGAAGCGCGAGAGACTGCACGCCCCTCCCCTGCGCCTGATGTGCGCGAGTCCGTCGCCCCCGACAGCGGCGCCGCGACGCTGGCGCGGGAGGAGGTTCTTTCTGAGCCGGCGACGGACACCCGGGTTGCGCTTGAGCCGCAGGCACCGCAGGAAACCCGTGAGGTGGTGGCCAAGACGCCTCGGGGCGAATTCCGCTTGGAGGACCGCCCTGCCGTCGCCGGCCGCGACTTCAGCGAGTTCGGACAGATCCGAGAGGTGACGGCCTACGATGGTGATACGCCCATCGGCACGCTGGTATATGCGAATGACGGAACCCCTCCAACCGTTGAGGTGAATCCGGAATACCAGCGCCGCGGCGTGGCAACGGCCATGCTGAAGCTGGCGCGAGAGCAGGGTGGCGTGCTTGGTGCTGCGGATACCGGAATGTCCGGCCGTGGGCGTCCAACCTACCGGACCGATGAAGGGCAGGCATTCCGCAGCGCGGCAGACGAATCCAGCGTGCAGTTCTTTGCCCCTGAACAGCAGGCTTCCCCAGCCGCCCCAGCCACTCCCCAGGCAGAGGAGGCGCTGGCTCCGGTTTCCCAGCCTATCCCCATGCCGGCAGCACCGCCGGCGGCCGAGGCGCCCCCGCCCGCGCCGCGCGAGTCCACCGGAATCAAGCATGCCGTCACCGACATGGAGCGCGCGCGCGAGGGCCGCGACCCAATCTCCCGCGAGCTGCGCCAGTCCAACGAGCAGACCTACGGCGAGGCGATGCAGCGGCGCACCGAGGATCCAACCTGGACGGCCTCGCTGATCGAGCGGCACAAGACCTCCACTACGCCGGGCACGCTGACGGCGACCGAGCAGATGGCGCTCCTGCAGGACAAGGTGGCGCTTCGCCAGGAGCGCGACGCCGCCGCCACCCGTGTGGGCAACGACAGGCTGCCGGAGAGCGAGCGCGCCGCGGCCAAAGCGGCGTGGCTGCGGGCAGAGCAGGCCATCAACGACATCGACGTGGTGACCAGCGAGGCCGGCTCGAACATCGGCCGCGCGCTGCAGATCCGCCAGCGCATGCTGCGCGACGACTTCAGCCTGGAAGCCATGGAGCGCCGCGAGCGCGCCGTGCGCGGTCGCCCTCTGACGCAGGCCGAGCATGCCCAGCTGGTGCAGCTGTCCGAGCGAATCAAGGGGCTGGAGCGCGACCTGGAGGCCGCACGCAAGGCTGTGGAGGACCATGACGCCACCCGGGGCGTGAAGCAGGCATACGAGTCCATCCTGAAGGAGGTGGTCGGCCAGTCGCGCACCGCGGCGCGCGCCGGCAAGCCGAAGCTCGATGTCATGCGCGAGCGGGCGGAGAAATCCCGCGCCGAGATCCGCAAGTCCCTGGGCCAGTTCAACTCGGGCGTGGACCCTGCCCTATTTGGGCACCTGGTCAACATCGGCGCCTACCACGTCGCCGACGGCGCGGTGCGCCTGAAGGACTGGATGACCCGGATGAAGGCCGAGCTGGGCGACGTGTTCGAGCGCGTGCGCGACATCCTGCCGGACGTGTTTGCCGCCAGTCGGATGAGCGATCGCGCGGCGGAAACCCAGTTCAAGGCCGATGCGCGCACCGGCGAGGCGCTGACGCCTACCGACATCGCCGCCGAGGTCGACCCGGAGAACGTCACCACGGCCAACGTGCGCGACCTGGCGCTGGCCCACATCCGGTCCGGCCTGCGTGGCGAGGATGCCGTCATGAAGGCCGTGCACGGCGATCTGGAGGACGCTGGCGCCGGCCTGACCGAGCGGGAGGTGCGTCAGCTGTTCTCCGAATACGGCCGGCAGCGCAATCCGACGCGGGATGCCGATCGCGCCGAGCTGGGGCGCCTGCGCCAGCTGGTGAAGCTGCAGGAGAGCATCGACCGCCTGACCACCGGCCAGAAGCCGCTGACCGGAGCGCGCCGCGGGCAGGTGGCTGAGGAGGTGCGCCAGAAGCGTGCGCAGCTCAACCAGATGCTGAAGCAGGCCGGCCTGAACCCGGCAGCATCACCAGAGCGCCAGGCCGCGCTGCGCCAGAAGCGCATCGAGAACTTGAACGCGCGGATCGCCGACCTGCAGGACCAGATCGCCACCGGGCGCCGGCCGGCGGGGCGCCAGCGCGCTGCCAGCGGCGATGCCGAGATCCAGGCGCTGCGCAACCGCATTAACGATCTGACCGCCGAGCGCAATGCCGTCGATGCCGAGGCGCGCCGCGCCGCGCGCGACCCGGAGGCCATCTACCAGGGCCAGCGCGGCCGCGCCATCGAGAGGGAGATCGAGAAGATCCAGGCACGCATCAAGGCCGACGACTACGCCCATGCGCCGCGCATGCCGCGCCAGCTGTCCGAGGCCAACCAGCGGGCCGCCTACGAACTGGACAAGGCGCGGCAGGAGTTCCGCAACCGGCAGTTCATGGCCGACCTGGCCAACCGCTCCGGCTGGGCCAAGGCGCTGGACAACACCAAGTCCGGCGTGAACCTGGCGCGCGCCATCCAGACCGGCCTTGACCTGTCCGGCCTGCTGCGCCAGGGCGGCGTGGTGACGTTCTCCCACCCCATCCGCGCCGGCTCTGCGATCCCGGACATGCTTCGCTCGTTCATTTCTGAGCGGAAGGCGCACGCCATCGAGCAGGACCTGAAAGCGCGGCCAAACGCGCCGCTGTACCGCAAGGCCGGCCTGGACATCACCGAATCCCACGGCGAGATGTCCAAGATGGAGGAGCAGTACATGACCAGGTGGCTGGATAGGCTGAACTACCAGCCAGGCCAGCCGGTGCGCAACGCAGCGCGCCGTACGGTCAACATCGCCCTTGGCCCGATACGCGGCTCGGGGCGCGCCTACGGAACCGTCCTGAACAAGCTGCGCGCCGACACCTTCGATGCGATGGTGGCCACGCTCTCGCGCGACGGTCAGGCGCCAACGATGGATGAGGCCAAGGCCATCGCCAACTACGTCAACGTGGCCACCGGCCGCGGCAACCCCGGTCGGATGAAGCAGTTCGCCTCGGACCTCAACACGGTGTTCTTTGCGCCGCGCCTGGTCCTGAGCCGTTTCCAGTTCCTGACCGGCCAGCCGCTGTATGGCGGCACGGCGCGCACGCGCGCGCTGGTCGCGCAGGAGTATGCCCGCTACCTGACCGGCATGTCGCTGGTCTACGGCCTTGGCTACTTGTGGCACCATGCCCAGGACGAGGACAAGGACGAGGAGCGCCCCTTCATCGAGACGGACCCGCGCAGCACCATGTTCGGGCGGATGCGATTCGGCGACACCTACCTGGACCCGCTCTCGGGCCTGGGCGGCATCACCACCTTCCTGTCGCGGCTGGCGACCGGCGAAACGAAGTCCTCCGGCGGCGGCGACATCAACCCGCTGCGCGACCAAGGGCGGCTGACGAACGCTCTGTACGGCGCTGGGCAAGCGCTGGATCGCGCCGGCTTCAACGAGCTGGCCGCCCGCTTCCCGGATGCGCCGAACTATGACCGACTCAAGTATGGTGACCCGACCGAGCAGGACACCATGGCCAGCTTCCTGCGATCCAAGCTCGCCCCGGTGCCTGGCGCCGTGGTCAGCTCGGTGGTGGGCAAGGATCCGACCGGGCAGTCGACCGATCCGGGCCAGCAGGCCGCTGGCCTGATCGCGCCTATGAGCCTGGGCAACATCGCCGACGTGATGCGCGCCAATGGCACCGGCACCGGCCTTGCCCTCAACGCGCTGCAGCTGCTTGGCATGGGAACTACCGTGACCGACCGCGCGACCTACAAGGCGCCGGATTACGCCACGCTGGGTCCGCAGCAGCGTGCGGAGTACAACGACTACCTCAAGCGCGCCCAGCGCATGAAGTCCCAGCTCGATGACCTGCGCGATCTGGCTAACAGCTTCCCTGCTGACACCCCGGCTGCGGACGTTCGTGAGGCCGTGGAGGCAAAGGCGCAGGCGCTGGGGATTGATGGCGTCGGGGTCGAGCAGTACAAGCGCCGCACTACCGCGCGCGATGCCTCTGGTGCCCGGCGCTCCGGCCTGCAGCAAACCGAGAGTGGCAAGGTAAAGCTGAAGATCGCCAAGGACTCGGTGGTCGGCGAACTGCAGAAGACCGAGGACACCATCTCCGACCTCAACAAACAGATCACCAGCCTGATGGATGCGCCGATCACCAACGGCGACCTGCAGGCGATCTACAGCAAGTACCAGTCCGGATCACTTGGCGGGGATGCTGGTGAGGAGGCGCCGACTTCGGCGAAAATGAAGGTGATTCAGGCGCTGGCCAATGAGCGCGGCCGGCTTATCCAAGCTTTCATGTCATCCGACAATGAGGAGTGATTCATGGCCAGCATCATCAATACCAGCGTCAATGCCGACACGTCTGCCGACATCGTGCTTACCAACGGGCAGGCAGCGGTGATCTCCCTGCGCGCGGTCGGCGGCGGCCAGGTGCCGAGCGGGTGTTCCGCCTTCATCGACATCAAGAACTCCGACGGCACCTATGGCCCGGTTCCCAAGGGGGAACTCGGCCCGTCGAACCATGCGGTGCGACTCGTCGCTGCCGGCACGTATCGCGTGCGCAAGCTGGCCAGCACCTCCCCCTTCGGTGTCGATCAGGTGTAGCCATGATCCAGGACTTGGTGTACCCGCTGGTGCTGCCCATCAACACGCAGCTTGTGGACGTGCAGCCATTCGAGGGAAGCGTGGCGCCGCCGACGCCGCCGCAGCCGCTGGGAATGACCGCCGCAGCGCTGAACAATGCCACGCCGTTCACCGTGAACTACCGCACGGTGTCGGGGAACGTGGTGGTGCGCTTCGCCGGCCGCAACGCCGCGGCGGTGGCGCAGAACCTGTCGGCAACCTACGGGGGCGTGGCGATGACGCGCGTGGATCAGCCGTCGCCGTCGGTTGCGCTGAACGACGCGTGGCTGGTGGCCTTCGTCATCCGCGGTGCATCGGCTGGCGCTGCTGACCTGGTTATCTCCGCAGCGGCTGGAAGCTCGCTTGTGGACTGCATCATCCGCATCGGCGACATCTCCGTCCTTCCGGCTGACTGGCAGGGCGCTGTGTCCGGGTATGGTGGCGCCTTCAGCTACGAGCTTGACGACGACATCTCGCCGGTATCGCCAGGCAACAATGTCCTCGCCAGCATCTCCGCATGGTCGGATGCGCGCGCGTATCCGATTGGCTTGGAGATCGACTCGCGCGATGAAGAAACCGAACAGTGGAACACCTCGTTCGGGGAGATGGCCGCGCGCTTCGGATACCTGGATGATGCTGGGAACAACCTGGGCCTGTACGTCTTCTGGACCAACAACTTCTCCGGCATCAACATGCGTGGCGGTGCCATGTTCCTATTCGAGCTTAAGGGAGCAACCGTGTGAAAATTGAGGTCCATCTGCTTGGCGGGACCAGGAAGGTCATCGACATCACGCCTGGCGCAACCGTGGGCGCGACGATCGGCAAGGACGTTTTCAATGCAGATGGCACTCTGTTCTCTCCGTCGACCGGCGGCAGCAGCGGTGGCCAGGTAGGAATTTCCGACTGGACCCTGCTGCTGAACATCCCGCCGAATGTGCAGGCGCTCGGCAACTTCGGCGACACCGGGCTGTACGTCATCACGGGCACCGGCACCAGCGTGTCGCGCGAGATCACCGGCGCGGCCGGGCAGATCACCGTGCAGTTCGGCGATGGCGTGACTGCTGACCCTCTGCTTGGACTTGCCGACGTGGCCGATGCCGGCGGCGGCGTGCTGCAGCGGACGGCATTCGACGCCAAGGGCAGGAAGACGGGTAGCTCTGCCGCCACGACGGACGACCTGACCGAGGGAGCATCCAACCTATACTTCACGCAGGCCCGCGTTCGTTCCACGGTACTGACCGGACTGTCGGTTGCCACCGGCGGCGCCATCGTGGCCACCGATTCGGTTCTGGCTGCTTTCGGCAAGCTGCAGAACCAGGTATCGCTGCGCCTGACCGACGCGCCAAGCGACAGCAGCACCTATGGTCGCCGGAACGGGGCATGGGTGACCACCATCGGTGAAGCACCGATCGACGGATCCACCTATGGCCGCAAGGATGGCGCATGGGTGGTGGTGACTGGTGGTGGCGGTGGCGGGGGCACTGTCACATCCGTCAGCGGCTCTGGCGGGACCACAGGGCTTACGCTTACTGGCGGCCCAATCACCGGGTCTGGAACCCTGACCCTTGGCGGAACACTGGCTATCGCCAGCGGTGGCACTGGCGCCACGACGGCGGCTGCGGCCAGGACTGCGCTCGGCGCCACGACGGTCGGCGGAAACCTGTTCACGCTCTCCAATCCGTCCGCCGTAACCTTCCTGCGCGTCAACGCCGACAACAGCGTGAGCGCGCTGGACGCGTCGACCTTCCGCTCCGCCATTGGCGCCGGCACTGGCGGCGGATCTGTGACCTCTGTGGCCGTCTCCGGGGGAACCACTGGCCTGACCACCAGTGGCGGCCCAATTACCAGCTCCGGCACGATCACGATCTCAGGAACGCTTGCAGTGGCGAATGGCGGAACTGGCGCTACCACCGCTGCAGGCGCCCCGTGGGTACTCCGCTCCGGCGATACCATGTCCGGCGGCTTGACTGCGCCCACGCTTACCGCCACGGGGACCATCACCTCCGGAACATCCTTCCAGTCGTCCACATCCAACGTGGTGTTGGCGCCAGGGTCTGCGGGCGGCGTGATCCTTCGCCCGAACGGCATGGGCTACAGCGCTGGGCAGGCTGCACTTGACACCTCCGGCTCCTTTTCCACATTCCAGCTGATTGCCACTGGCGGAGTTGTGGCTGGCGGAGCTACGTTCCTTATCCTGGGACCAACCGCAGCAAGCACCGTTCGCCTTCGGCCAAGCGGAACCGGATCCACCACCGGCGAAGTGACCGTAGACCCGACGATCGTCTCCTTCTCGCAGGCGCTGACTGTCGGCAGCACCATCACGGCCAACACCACGTTTGCATCCTCTACTGCGAACGTCGTTCTTGCGCCCGCATCAACCGGGTCAGTAATCTTCCGCCCAAATGGAGCTGGTTCAACGTCCGGACAGGCGTTCATCTCGTCAAGCGGCGACCTGACGGTATCTGGAAACGTGAGCGCCAACGGGGCATCACTCACTGCTGCCGGGCATGAGTTCTACCGCGCCGCCGCGAATTCAACGACGCTTACTCGCCAGCCGAGGATTTGGGTTGGCGGATCCGACCCTGGCGCTGCTGCTGCTGACGGAGACATCTGGATACCATGACCTTCTACGTCAAGTCAGGAGGGTCCAATGTCGCAAAGAACGACATCAGAAAGCGACTCAGCGGTGCGTGGGCGTCGGCTGGGGTAGCGTTCAAAAGAGCATCGGCGGCGTGGGTGAATTTCATCTCAGGCGTGCAGCTGACAAACCTGACTATTTCACTCACCGGGGCCACGCCCACCGTTACGCAGGGGGCGTCTTTCGCATCCAGCGGATTCATCACCGACTCCGCGCTATCCAACGTATACCAGTGGCTACTTGCCGGATCGCCGACAAGTTATCAGGTTCGATGGACGCCCATCTCTGGGTCGCTGGATATATCCAGCTCACCCGTCAACACCTGGATTGATCTCGGCCTTGCGGGCGCGCCAACGTGGTCTGTCTCAATCAGCTCCCCTGCCACCGGAACCGTCACGGCGCAAGGGACCGCGCAAATACGCGACAAAACCACCGGGACCATACTTGCGACGGGCGTCATCACCCTCAACGCAACCAGGTAGTGCCCCGGTATCGTCGGGGCCACACGGCAGGTTCACCAGGGTTATGACTAGGTTCGCACGGAAGGCGGCGTTAGCGCGCTGCCAGCAGCGAAAGTACCAGCCCGCGACGCGGATGCACCCCAGGGCCTGCTGCCGGTGTTACTCGCCACCTCCGGCTGGGCGCCCACATTAGAAATAGTCGTCAGCTGCGCGCTGTCGCGGCGACTCATCAACAGGCTCTGCCACCTGCACCTCATCCGTCGCTTCCGGCGGGTTGACCTCGCCAGTACGCGTGTCCACCACGTCCTCGCCGCCAGCTGCGTTCACCACGCGCTGCAGCACGGACGGCCTGCTGGTGCGCGTCGATGTCGGCGCCGCAGATGGATTCGCGGGTTCGGCCGCAGGATCCTCCGGCGGAAACTCCTCGAACTCCGGGTCCATCGCAGCATTGCCCACGCGTGCGTCCTGGTCGCTGATGTTGTAGAGAGGAAGCGACTTCCACAGGCGACGAACGACGGTCTTGCGCGCCATCTCGCCCCACTGGTTGACCCACGGGCCGGATGACTTGGCGCGGCTGATTGCGCGAATCTTCTCCACCTCGGAAGTGGACATCACCTCCAGGTACAGCTGCCCGGACTTGTCGATGGCCTCCGCCCACGCGCCGATGGCCTTGCCACGGTCCTCGCCAAGCTTCGGCGGCTTGTGGGTCTTCGTCGGCTGCACGCCAAGTTCATACTCGAAGAAGTCGTTCTCGTATACGACGCCGCTGGCGATGTTCACGCCATACTTCGCGGCCACCTTGCGCAGACCGCCGACCATCGGCATGTACTGAACTTGGTTTCCGAAGGCGACCAGCGCGGCCTCGCGGCCATCCGGCATCAGGCCATCCTGTGCGCAGCGGCGCACGGCGTTGTAGAGGCTGCCGCGGTCCTTGTTCAGTAGGTCGGGGTTGTTCTGCACGGCCATGACGGCGGCGCGCGCGAAGCGATCCACGGGGATCTCCGGCGGCAGCATCTGTGCAAGCTGTCGCTTGGAGTCCGGAGTCATCAAAACGGCTTCGACCGCCTTGATCTTGGTGGTGAGTTCCTGGGAGGTCATGGTCATTCTCGGTTGACGCCGTACAGGCGTATGGAGTGGTAGCGGATATGGTCAGCAAGGCCGGGGCACTGCATTACGGAATCTAGACCGCAAAGCACCTGGCACTGAATCTGGTCTTCGTCAGCGACTCGGAAGTGACAGTCCCTGCAGTCGCTGTGCATGTTCGACTCGAAAAACACCTCGATGAAAGCGGCGCCGTTGCAGGCGCCGCCCATCTGCCGATGCGGGAACGGGTAGCTCCCACACAGGCAAACTACTTCTCCGTCACGCCTCTTCCGCTTCGCCATGGGGAAGCTCCAGGTTGCCCTGGTCGTCGGAGATGTAATCCTTCTCGGAAAGGATTGCCTTGCCGTCGGTCACGATCTGCGCCACGCGCGTTCCGGACAGCTTTTCGACGGTGACGTGCTTCAGCGCCAGCGTGCGCGCCTGCGGCTTGCCCTTCGCTTCGACGTAGGCGATGTGCTGGCCGTTGACCTGGACTTCGAACACCTCATTGGACTTCTCACTCATTGCTGCTTGCCTCCTTCGGCTTGGGGTAACTTCTGGCCATCCGGTAGCCCTTGCGACCACCGATGTGGGTTCCGACCATGTCGGCGGTGATGAGGGTGCCGGGGCTGTCCTTGGTCTGCGTCAGTACGACCTTGCCGCCGTCCCACAGCAGCGTGGCGGCGTCGCCTGCGTAGTCCAGGATCTTGGCCTTGAAAATCTCCTTCTGCTGCTCCAGCGCCTTGATCTGCGCACTCACGTCGTCGTATCCGGCGCACAGTAGTCCGATGGCGTCATCCCCGCGCGCGTCCGCAATACTGCCGTCGCTGAACTGGTGCATTGAGATGACCACTTCCGCATCGTCCGGATAGATGATGGGCGGCGCCTGGTCCTCATCCACCGAGCGCCAGAACTTGCGGATCTCGTTGCGCAGCACCTGGCCGAACTCTGCGTTGCGCTCGCGCACGTAGGTTTCCAGCTTGTTGCCGCCAACCAGCGCGACCACAGCGCCCCACCCATGCCGGGTTAGTTCGAGCTGGTGCTGCAGCTGGATCTCGATGTGGGCCGGAGTTTCGTCGTCCATCCACTTGCGCTTGAACACCAGCCCATCGACGTTCTTGCACTCGATGATGCCGGGGCCGAGATCGTTGAAGAAGTCGCGCAGCGTATGGTCGGTGACATCGTTCTCCGTCACCCCGGTGACCAGGTAGTCGAACGAGGACCCCATGCGATCCTGCACATCACGCGCATAACGCTTGAACGGCTCCACGACCACGCCGTAGCGCTCCGCCACCAGTGATGCGATGGCGGGCTCGATGTGCCGACCCGCCTGCACGCGGTCGTTGTCCTCGAAGTCTTCTGGCAAAATGCCGCGCTTCTTATGCCACAGTTCGTACCTGGTGCTGTACGGACTCATGTTGAACAACGCGCTGGCCTCGGTTGAGGTCAGGTCGTTGCGTCGCATTTCCAGCCAGTGTGCTTCGCTTTCGGGTGTGATGTATTCAGTAGCCACTAAGCTTGGCCTCGCGATAAGCGCCAGATGCGCACAGCGAGTTATCAAGATCCCGCCAGTAATCATGGCCCTGCGGCGTTTTGTACCAAGTGAATGCGGCGCAAACCGTGTTTGGGCGACTGAAATCAGCATAAGCCTTATTTTCGTCGATCAGTGAAAGCATTCTCGCAAACTCCGCGCGATCCTTGGCGACGATGTATGGAGCCAAAGCCATGTAGAACTTCGACTTTCTGATTTGCTTGATGGTGGCCACTTCATTCTCCCGTCAGAGTGGTTAAGTTAAGACCGTAACGTGGGGCAGCCGGAGTCCAGGTTGGGAGGGCTTATACGATTCGCCAACTTCCGGTTTCCCGGCGGTCTGCCCTTGACCTACATCCCCAGCCGAACTAGCTGCTGGACTTGGAATAAATATCATCACACCAAAAACCACTTGTCAACTACTTTTTTCTGTGCCAGTATCAGCTCATTGACAACCCCGGAGGACACCGTGAGAGATCGAAAGAAGCTACTGGCCGAGCGCAAGCGGGAATCCGCCAAGCTCAAGGCCGCCATCATCAAGCAGCTGCGCACCACCGACCTGTCGTATGTCGCCATCGGCTACGGCCTTGGCGTCTCGCCGGCCTACGTGGGGCAGGTGAACCGGGCGGAGAAGGTTCGTGAGCGAGGATAAGATTGGCATTAGCCCCAAAAGGAAGATTCTTGCCATGCTTAAGACTTCCAATAGGACATACGGCGAGATCGCAAAATTGGTTGGGGTTTCTAGGCAGTATGTGGCACAACTAGCAAAGAGGGCTGGCTTAACATGGTAGCTCCTGACTTCCGCCTGTTCCGCGTCCGCGCCGACTACTCCCTGTGGATCAACGCTGGCGCCAGCGCGTTCCTGTACGACATGCCGCGCGAGTCCAACCCGGAAACCGATGAGCGCTACCGCGCCGCATGGTTCTTCGGCTACGACGACACGAAGGCTGCTCAGGAGGGGCGTGCTGCGTGACCATCCAGCTGCGCCACTACCAGGAAGACCTGGTATCCGGCATACGCACCGCTATGGGCAACGTGCAGCGCGTTCTGGCCGTCCTTCCCACGGGCGGCGGGAAGTGCCTGGCTGCCGGAACTCCAGTCATGCTACATGACGGCCGCGTCATATCGGTTGAGAATGTCCGCGTTGGCGATCTTCTCATGGGTCCTGATAGTCAACCTAGAAAGGTTGAATCGCTTGCGCGAGGCCGCGAGGCGCTGTACCGGGTTACCCCCGTCAAGGGTGAAAGTTACACGGTCAACGAGTCCCATATATTGTCGCTAAAGATGACTGTTACCGGGGAAATAAAGAACATCGAGGTACGCGACTACTTGGGGTCAAGTAAGACATTCAAGCATTGCGCAAAGGGGTGGCGCGTCGCTGTGGACTTCCCGCCACACTCGGATCAATTAGCGATTCCAGCCTACATGCTTGGAGTTTGGTTGGGCGATGGTAATAGTAGGAATTTCAGCATCACTACTGGTGATCCAGAGATTGCCTATGAGGTTGCGCGATATGCAGATTCAATTGATATGAAGATTCGCGTTGAGCACAACTCCCCAGGGTCGGTGATAATGCATGTTAGCGGAGGCCCCGTGCCGCCTGGCCGAGGGGGTGGAACCATGGGGAATTCCCTCCGCAAATACAATCTGACCAACAACAAGCACATACCGCACAGATATAAAACCGGATCTCGCCATGAACGCCTAGAACTGCTTGCTGGAATCATAGATACCGATGGACACATGGGAGGGAAGGGTTTTGACCTGACACTAAAGTCAGAGCGGCTCATGGATGATGTTATTTTCGTAGCACGCTCTTTGGGATTCTCTGCCTATAAGAGAGAGTGCAAAAAGACCTGCGGGAATAATGGAAAGGTTGGAACATACTGGCGATGCCACATAAACGGACCAGTAGAATCTGTACCTTGCCGTGTTGCGCGCAAGCGTGCAGATCCTCGGCGCCAGATAAAAGATCCGCTCGTAACGGGTATCACTGTAGAGCCTGCTGGATACGGTGAATATTATGGGTTCGAGGTCTCTGGAAATGATCGCCTATTCCTACTGGGTGACTTTACTGTCACTCATAACACCGTGTGCTTCAGCTACATGGCATCCCGCGCGCGAGAGCGTGGCCGCAGGATCGGAATCTTTGCCCACCGAGCCGAGCTGCTTACGCAAATCAGTGACACACTGCGCGCATTCCGCGTACCGCACCAGATCATCGGGCCGAATACCGGGCAGCCTGATCGCAGGCATACCGTGTTCGTTTGCTCCGCGCAGACCTACGCGCGCCGCGCCGCGCAGATGCCGGAGTTCGACCTCATCATCGTGGACGAGGCGCACCATGCGACGCAGGGATCGACATGGGACCAATGCCTGCAGCGCTCAGTGCTGGCCAAGGTCATCGGCGTGACGGCCACCCCGCAGCGTCTGGATGGGCGCGGCTTAGGGGAGACGTTCCAGGAGATGGTCATCGGCCCGCGTCCTCATGAGCTGATCCAGATGGGGCACCTGTCCAAGTATCGCCTCCTATCCCCCGGCAAGATCGACCTGTCCGGGGTTCGGATGCTGGGCGGCGACTATAACAAGGGCCAGGTCAACGAGGCCGTGGACAAGCCGGCGATCACCGGCGACATCGTGAAGCACTACCGGGACTACCTCAATGGCGCGCCGAGCGCTGCCTTCTGCGTTACCGTGGCCCATGCCCAGCATGTCGCGGAGCATTTCCGCGCATCCGGGTATACCGCGGCATCCATCGACGGGAAGATGGAGAAGTTCGAGCGCGCACAGATCGTGCGGGACTTCCGCGAAGGGCGGCTCAACCTCATCACCTCAGCGGAGATCCTGTCCGAGGGCTTCGACGTGCCTGGCATGTTCGGCGCCATCCTGATCCGACCAACGAAGTCCCTGTCCCTGTATCTGCAGCAGGTCGGGCGCGCGCTGCGCACGGCGCCTGGCAAGGACCGAGCGATCATTCTGGACCACGTTGGCAACTCCGACGACGACAACCACGGCCTGCCATGCGCTGACCGGCACTGGACGCTGGAAGGTGGCGCCGCGCCGCGCGCCAAGGGTGAGGTATCCACCTACCGCGAGTGCATGAAGTGTCGCACCCGCTCCCCGCTCTACCACGCGAAGTGCCCGGAGTGCGGAACTCCGTTCCCGGTGCGCGTGCGAGAGATCGAGGAGCGCGACGGAACGCTGATCGAGCAGGACATCGAGGAGCGGCGCGAGAAGGCGAAGAAGGAAATCTCCCCGCAGATGCGCGAACAGCAGAAGACCCGTAGTAAGGAAGGGCTCGCGTCGCTGTTCCAGCGTCAGATGAGTGAAAAGTTGGGCCGCGCCCTCACGCCTGATGAGATGGCTTCCCAGGTCAGGCGCGCCGGGCATGTGATGGATGCGCGCGCGAGGAAGGAATGGTGAACGAGCGCGACCGCAACCGGGCGCTATACCCTGACTTCGCCTTTGCCATAGACGAGATGCGCAGGCTTGGCTGGAAGATCGACGCAGCATGGATCGAAAACCCGGAGACAGGCGCGGTCATCGCCGGCAACCGCCCACGCGGCGCGCACGACGGCGTGGAGTACAGCGCCGATGCCTGGATCCGACATCACAATGCCCTCGCGGAGAACCGCCGCTTGCGCGAGGAAGCAACCATCAAGCGGCAAAAACGAGGGTTCAGGTCATGACGGATTGGAAAAGCATCAACGACGCGCCGAAGGATGGCCGCCCCGTGTGGGCGCGCGGCTACAACGGCGGCAGCATTCTCAACGGCTACCACTACGCGCTGGTGTACTGGCACGAAGACGAGCGGCTTCCGGTGAATGGCTGGTGGACCACAGCGCCGGTTATGGAACACATGGAGTTCCTGGTGGAGTACCTGCCAACCGCGTTCACCGAGGCTGCGCCGAGGATCCTGCTGTCATGAGCGAAACCAGCATCATGAAGGCGATCCGCGACAAGCTCAGTCGCGGCGCGGTTCGCCTGTACCGCAACAACGTCGGCCAGGGCCTGATGGTCTATCACAAGCACGCGCAGACGAAGCAGACCATCATCACCAGATGCATCGCACTGGCCAACGAACTTGGTGGCTCCGCATCCCGCCTGTCATTCGGCCTGGGCGTCGGGACGGGCGACCTGATCGGCTACCAGCGCATCCGCATCACGCCGGAGATGGTCGGGCGCGACATGCTGGTGTTCGTGTCGTGCGAGGTAAAAACGGACGCCGGCGCATCGCGCGAAGAACAGGTGGCGTGGGCCGAACACGTCTGCGCAATGGGCGGGAAGGCATTCGTGGCCCGCTCGGTCGAACAGGCCCAACAAGAACTTGACAAGCCCTTCATTGGAGTGGAAGCTTCGGGTTCCACCACCGGAGAAACCGAATGAGCCTGGACACCATCCCACCGAGCAAGAAGGCCGAGAGCGAGCGGCTGCAGCGCGACCTGCAGCAGTTCCTCGATGCCGGCAAGATGACCGAGATCCTTTCCGCACCCGTGGCGCCGCCGACCCTGCGCGGCCAGCCGCATCCCTACCGCCGCTTCAACTCAGGAGCCAACTGAAATGGCATTCCGCAAAACCCATGACCTTGCCGTAAAGACCGGAGAGTACACCGATGCACAGGGCAACACGAAGGGCCGCTACGAGAACGTCGGTCACATCCTGCGCGATGGCGACAACCGGATGATCTGCCTCAAGCGCACGTTCAACCCGGCAGGCGTCCCCAACCCGGATGGGCGCGATACCGTGGTCGTGTCCGCCTTCGAGGTGAAGGAGGATGGGGGGAAGCAGCAGCAGTCAGCGCCCCGCCAGCAGCAGCGGCCGGCGCCGCCGGCGCAGACTGCCGACGACGACATTCCGTTCTGATCCACCAACGCCCAGGAGGGCAAAATGAGCAACGACAGCGACATCGAAAAAGAACTCCAGGCCAAGGGCCTCATCGCTCCGCGCGTGACGCCGGCTGACATCGAGGCCGAGATTACCAGCGAGTTCTACTTCACGGCCGCAGACGGCTGCGCCGGAGCGAGCGGGCACCGGCCGACAAGCCAGCGAGCAGGCACTGCACTGGGCCTGCTGACGTTCTGCGTGCTGGTGCTGCGCAACGGCTTCACCGTCACCGGTGAATCGGCCTGCGCCAGCCCTGAAAACTTCGACGCCGAGTTGGGCCGCAAGATCGCCCGCCAGAACTCGGTGCAGAAGATCTGGCCACTCCTCGGCTTCCGCCTGCGCGACAAGCTGACGGCTTCACAGTAATATCTCCCCGCCGGGACAGCGCCTCCCCTGCGTTGCTGGTGCCGTCACACCAGCTTACCGGCACCTATCCGCCTGACGGGGCCAAATGAACGCCACACCCGAACTACCGCATTCGACCGAGGCGGAACAATCCGTCCTCGGCGCGCTGATGATGTCCCCGGAGTCGCTGCCGTCCGTGCGCGCCCAGCTCCGCGAGGACCACTTCTTCCATTCCAGCCACCGGGCCATCTTCAAGGCCGCGATGGGCCTGGCTGATGCCAAGCGCCCCGTTGACCCAACCACCGTGGCGGACGCCCTGGAGAGCGCCGAGACGGCCGCCTACGCGCTGGAGATCGCCGCCGGCCACTACTCCGTGGCCAACCTACCGGGGTACGTCGACCTGGTGCGCCGGTCTGCCGCCAAGCGGCGCCAGGTGCAGATCGGCCAGGAGCTGATCGAGCGCGGCATGAACTGTGCCGAGCCGGAGGACATCGCCGCCTACGGCATCTCCTCCCTGTCCGGGATCCTGACGACATTCTCCAAGAGCCGCGGCGAGCCGATGGACGTGTTCGGCGACTCGCCGACCACTGAACTGCAGCCGGAGTGGTTGCCGCCTGGCATTGCTGAATACGCAATCGACCAAGGCCGCGTGATCGGCGTGCACCCGGAGATGATCGCCATGGGCTGCCTGACGACTATCGCCGCCGCACTTGACGATGCCTTCGTCATCTGCCCAAAGCCCAATGAGCCGAAGTGGCGCGAGCGCGCCTGCCTGTGGGCCATGGTCATCGCGCCGCCTGGCAGCAAGAAGTCGGTTGCCATCCGCCGTCCGATGGAGCCGCTGTCCAAGATCAACAACGCCATGATCTCCGAGTTTACGCGGGACATGGGCGAGTACATGCCGAAGCTGCGGGAATTCAACATCCGCGAGCGTTCGGCGGAGAAGCGCCGCGCCAATGGTGAAGGATTCGAGGAGCGCGAGGACGCACCATCCAAGCCTGCGCAGCGCCGCATCATCATCAACGACGTGACCACCGAGAAGCTGGGCGAGCTGTTCCAGGACAACACCCGCGGGATGCTCTACAGCACCGACGAACTGGCGCTATGGTTCAGCCTGTTCGACGCCTACTCCAAGAACGGTGGCGGAAAGGACCGCGCCTATGCGCTGCGCGCGTATGAGGGTGGCGAAACCACCTTCGACCGCAAGGGATCGGGCACCACGCATGTCACCAACTGGAGCTATTCCGTCGTCGGCACCACGCAGCCGGATAAGATCCGGGAGATCGCGCGGGACTCTGCGGACGACGGCCTGTTCCAGCGCTTCATGTGCGTGGAGGTGAGCCGCAAGGGCGTTCAGGCGGATTTTGACCACCCGGAGAACGAGGCGCTTGCGCGCGACTACACCCGCGCGATCCAAGACATCTACGCCATGAAGCCTGGCAACGACCCCGTGGTGAAGATGGGGCCTGAGGCAGCGTCCATGTACCGGGAGTTCTGTGGCTGGGTGGAGCGCATGTCCACCAACGATAGCCTCTCTCCCATGCTGCTCGGTCACCTTGGAAAGTGGTCCGGACTGTGGGCGCGACTGTGCCTGGTCTACCACGCCTACGGCTGCGCGCTGGCCGGAAAGTACCCGGCGACAACTCCCATCGCGGCGCGCACCGCGGAGCGCGTCACAGCCTTCATGCAGCGCTTCCTGCTGCCACAGGCGTTGCGCTTCTACGGCAGCACCATCGCCGAGGGGAACAAGCTGTTCAGCATGGCTCAGTCTGTGGCGGCCATGATCCTGTCGGACGGGTTGATGACGGTGACGAGCCGGGAGATCCACTTCGGCTGCGGAGCCTGGCGCACGGCGACCGAGTGGCAGCGCAAGGCGGCTATCGGCCTCCTGCGCGACGGGAACTGGCTGTCAGATGGCGAGTCGGCCTGGGTGGTCAATCCCATGGTGCATGGCCGCTATGCAGAGCGCGCGCTGATGGAGCGCGACAGACGGACGGATGCGGCGGAGAAGCTGCGAGAGCTTCGGGAGTTGGCCAGAGGAAACAGGGTGGCGGAATAGAAAAACCCCGGTGATGAGCCGGGGTTTTGTTTACTCGGGCTGGGCGTGCCACTTAGCCATGGGGGTTCTCCTTCATCGCCTTGCGCATCTGCGGCTCCGTGAACTCGTGGTAGCGATTGCATGAGCTGCAACGCGCGGTATAAATCTTGGACCGACCACGGCGGATGAAGGTCAGGATATGGCCGATCATTGCCCAGTTATACTGGCCATTCTTGCAGCAGGCGGTAGCCATCACTCCCCTCCCGCCGCGCCGGCTGCGGCGATCATGGCCTTGTAGATGAGGCAGGCGATGGTGCCTTTCTCCATAGCGTGATCTTTCGCGCGCGAGTCGCCAAGTTCGGCCTCAAGCCACGCAGGAATTGTCTCCCCGCAGCGGTCAAGATGCTTGCGCAACGATTCCGGCGTGTGCCGGTTGTAAGCCTGCATCCACATCACGATGTCGCGGGCCAGTCCTGCCCACATCGCCTCCGTCGGCTCCATCGGCACCAGGGCGTGGCCGGGCGGGGGCTGCGGCAGTGACTTGGGAGAGAACTTCCCGTCGTATCCATCACCCCAAAGCACGCGCTGCTCCAATGCCGCCAGCAGCGTTCCAACCGTGCAGCCCTTATTGATCGTGCTGGCTGGCGGTAGACGAACGTCGCACGGGAGCTTGTCCTCTGGCTGCAGGTGCCAATCCTGCCCGCCGGCCTTCTGGCCCTCGCGGAGCGCGGCGGTGATGGCGCGTAGGGCCGCACTGATCGGAACAATCCCGCCCTTCCAGTCTTCTGTCAGCCAGTGCTGAGGCACGCCTTCGGCTTCCGCCAGCAGCTCCCTTGCCCGCGCCTCCAGCGCCTGGTCGTTCTCGCTCATGACACCCTCCCTCCAGCGTTGAGGAAGTCGCGCAAGGTGACGCGGCAACCGTCGTAGAACATGACACCGCTCACAAGCTCGGCAGGCCAGATGCCGCCGTTTGCGATCACGGCAGAGTAGACGCTAGGGTCCAGTGCCTGGTCGTGGTTATCGGTGGTCATGGCTGAATCCTTGGTCGATGCGCGCAAGCTCGCGCCGGTTGTCGTTCTCGATGACCTGCCGATGCGGTTCCCGAAGCATCTGCGAAACGTAGTCGGCCATGGATTCGCCGGGGTCGCCCGACAGTTCCAGCAGGTCGGCCACCATCTGACAGGCCCACGCGTCTTTGCTGACCATGTAGAGCAATTCGGCGGACTGCCGGCGCTCCCACGGCATCGGCTGCTTACGCCTGAACAGGCGGCGCCAGCGTTGAATGATTCTGCTGATAGCGTCAGCCATTCCCGCTCCCCTTGTTCTGGTCAGCCCCGGACGATTCGTGGATCGGATCGCGATCTTCGGGGTCAGCCGGGGACAGTTCATCCCAGCGGCAGCGCGGGCACTGGCCTACGTCGTCGGTAAGCGTGCCGACGTAACCGCACATGCCACACTTTCTGCGCACGTTGGTTTCGATCAGGTCGCCCATCACACCTTCCCCTTGTTCTGGTCTGACATGGCGGCCATCACACGACGAGCGAGACTGCGGTAATACTCGCGGTCCGGGCCTTCATGCTCGATGCCAGCGATCTTCCACGGCTCATCCGTAGCTTCCTCGTACAGCAGGGCCGCGATACGCTCCGCATCCTGCGTATTCCGCGCATCCTCCGCCCCAGCGCTTACGGGGCGACCTATCTTTTCACCATGCGCGGTCAGGTAGTCGTAACGTGCCCGGCAGCACGCCACGGTCGTGTAGTCGGAACCACAAAAGTCGCAACGGGCAACACCAGCGCCGCCGTTGGGCTGGTGGCGGGTGTTCAGTGCCTCCTCGATCACGTCAAGGCAGTTGATGGCCGCTTTTCGGTCAACCTCACTTGAGAAGCTGGCTTTTGACAGATACTGGCGCAAGTTTCGGCGCGCCACTTCGAGCATGTATTCAGACATTGAGGGCCACCCAAAATGAAGCTGCTGCGATGAGGAGGTAGGAAAGCAGGAACATGCGCATGTGTCGGCATTGCTCACACGGCTTCAGTTCTTCAGCCACGGTCGGCTCCTTGCTGGTTGATGATTTCCAACAGGCTGGTCAGCTTGTCCCACTGCCATTGATCCTCGGGATCGAAGTCATTGGGTCGGAATGCGCCAATCTGCGAACGCGCGGCGCGAATGCATTCGGCATACGAATCCACGTTGACTCTCGGGTCGCTTCCGATCTGGCTCAGCTCATCCACCCCAGCGCGGGCGGTGGCGGGGTGGGTGTAGACGGGGACAACAACCTCGTCATCGGCAACAACGTTTCCCGGCTCCCGCGCCATGCACGCGACGGTATTGCCATTACGCTGGATAAGCCACGCCACCGCCCCCCCACCCCCAGCCATGCGAGCGGCGAGGGCGGAGGCAGTGTAGAGTTTCGTGCCGCGCGGCAAATCTTCAACACCATCCGCAAGGTATCCCCACATTTCCGTGGTGCCTTTCGGCGTCAGTCGGCGTCCCGAATACGTGACCACCGGATCCCCGCCAACGCTCGACAGGAAGGCGGTGAGGGCGGCGCGCATGCCTTCCAGTAGAACAACGTCTGCGTCTGGATTTCCGCCAACTGCGCGCATCCTGGCGAGGCTGGCCTCCAGCGCCACCCGCACCTGGTCGTCTGTGATCTGGCTCATTCCTGCGGCTCCTTGGAAAGCTCGGCCAGGAGGGCGTCTGCGTATTCTGCTGCCGACTTGGCGATGTAGGCGCCGGTGTCGATGCATTTTTCTTTGCAGACAAGCTCTACCGCCTGAATTACCTCCACGCTACCCGTAACGCCAGTAACGATTGCCTGCATCGCAATCGCCGCGAACAGCTCGCGCTTGGTGAGGCCTGGATGCTGCCACGTGTGCGTGCTGTTCTGATATCCACCATTCTCGCCAAGCGTTACCGGCATTGCCGGCATGTCTCCGTGGTTCGTCTTCATGCCTTCTCTCCCATCCCAACAAAGAAGCTGCCAGTGGCAGCGATCAGCAGACCCGCAGCGCCGGCCACCATCGGGCCGAACACGAAGACCGCCAGCCCGGTGAAGAACGACTCCTTCACCGCGATCACCACGCCTAGGAACATCGCGACGGTGGATCCCAGGCCGCCGACCAGCCATGCCAGCGCGATCAGTATCACACCGATCCCCATCATCATAAATTTCATTTGCCACCTTCCAGGGTGAGTTCGCCAGTCGGAATTTTCATCAGCTTGCGGTCGATTCGGTACTCGACCTCTCGGGTATGGTCGACCTCCCCGTCGAACTCATACGTCATGGCCCCGGCCTTGACGGCGCAGTGCGTGCCCGAGTCAGTGAGCGTGAGCGTGACGAAGCGGTGCCCGGTCTGTAGCGCCCAGGCGATGACGTGGTCCGGCACCTTGATGCAGCGCCAGCGGTCGCCCAGCAGCGCGTGGCCGGCGGCCAGCTGCGCCACGGTGTCGGAGAGAAGGATGGTGGGAAGGCGGGTGGAGAAGTCAGTCATTGCGAACCCCGATGAGGAAGCCGGCGGTGAAGCTGGTGAGGATGGTGAAGGGCCATGGCGAGACGCCGATGGCGAAGGCGGCAGGCAGGAGGGTTAGGCACAAGGCGCGTGCCACGCGGTCGCGGCGGGTGATCACGGCAGCCACCCCCGCGGTCCGATGCTCCGGCGCAGCCATGCTGCGTGTGCCGCCTTGGGATCGGCACGCCAGCAGGGCTTGGTGCCCATGACCCAGCGGCGGACCTGGGCCAGGTTGGACAGCTGGCGATCCACCGGGCCGGTCTGCGGCAGCGGGAAGATGTTGCGCGCGGCCAGCAGCCGGCGGCGGTGGTGCTTGATGGGGGCCGGGACGGTCATGCTCCACCCCACATGCGCAGCTCGTACGCCTCGTTGTCGCGTTCCAGGCCGGCGGTGGTCATGCCACAGTGCATGCCGGTGTAGGCCCAGCTGATCGCGTCCAGGCTGATGTGGTCATAGCCCAGCATCACCAGGCAGCGAATCACATGCAGGTAGGTCGCCCTAGTCATGGTCCGACTCCCAACGGTTGCCGCAGACGGTGCGCCCGAAGGCTTCCTCACGCATGAAGGCGGTGCGGTCCTGCCACGCCAGGTAGCGCAGCGGGGCGATGGCGCGGCCGATGCCGTAGGCGATGACGGCGGCGCAGATGATGATGGCGGTCACGGCTGTTTCCTCCGGTTGCGGTAGCGTGGATTGATGGCGCCGATGCGGTCGCCGGTGAATGCGTCGCGGTAGATGGCACGCGCTCCGGCATATGCCCTGGCGTCCACCTCCTGAAACCAAAGCTTGGTTCCGAATTCGTGGTTGAACGGCGGGTTCCAGTCCGGGCCGCGGACCCAAGCCTGCTTCCCGACGAAGGCCCCCGGCCGCCAGTTCCACCTGGCCGAGCGGTATAGGGCGCGCCACTGTTCCTTGTTCATGACCGCCCCCCGAAGCCGGCCAGGACGGCAAGCACCAGCAGCGCGACGGCCAGCCAGCCGACCCAGCGCGGGACGTAGGCGCGCGGCGCCCAGGTCCACAGGGTGCACGGCATGGCGCGCTCGACCTCCCAGCAGACGGCCATGGCCAGCTTCCGGTCGGGCTTGCCCCAAGGGATGGGATGGAGGGTCACGACTCCCTCCCCTTCCAGTAGGCAACGAATTCGGCGAACGATCGCGCCTCCATGTCGCCGGCCCACACTTGCTTGCGGTTGAAGCAAATGAAGGTCAGCGGGTGTTCGTTGTCGCACAGCTCGCCGACCGACAGGCCGTAGCCGGTTTCCTCGTCGCGCCCCGGCTTGGTCAGCTGGTCGACCACGATGCGGCGACCATATGCCGGGTCATCCCAGCGGCCGCGGGCGGCTTCCAGTGCTTCGGCCAGGTCACTGAGCCGGCTTTCACCGCCCCAGTGTGAGTACAGCACCATGCAGCCTTCGATGCTGGCATCGCCAGCGGGCTTGTCAGTGAAAACGAAGTTGCAGCGGTCGCCCATTTCAGTTCTCCAGTGTGTTGGTGTTGGTGTTGGTGAGCGGCAGATGGTGGTCACGCACCCCCGACGCTGGCGAGGGCGGCATCGAAGTCGAGCAACCACGACTCGAACCGGCCGCCGGTACGCAGCGAAGCCCACGTCGCGAGGTCTCCATTCAGGTGCAGGCCATTCACGCCATCGCTGTTGTCGATGACGGCAGCAACTGCCTCCAGACCCTTGCGCAGCGCATCGCGCTCGGCGATCAGCTCGGCCACGACATCGCGGGCTTCCTCCATGGACTCGACGTATGCCCCGCCGTTCGGGATCAGGATGTTGTTGATCGCGTCATCCATCACCGCCAGCACATCGACCGGGGCGCCGGTCACGCCGGGGGCGGTCATGCCGCCACCTGCTGGCGGTCCAGCCACTGCCGGGCCGCTTCCTTTGCGAGGCAAACGCCGTGGGACGTGGTGTAGTAATCGCCGGCCTTGCGGAACCCGGCGCTGCCCGGAAGCTGCGGCACAAGCCGGTCCCAGCGGGAAAGCGGGATGTCGTTCATGTGCGGATCCGTGGATGCCCGCAGGGTGTCCGCACCGATAGCCGCGACAACGCGCGAGATGGTGGATTCGGTGACGAACTGGCCGAAGTAAGCGCGATGCGCGGCGTGGCCGTCCTCACGCGATGCTTCCATGTATTCGGATCGAGTCATCAGTGCACCGGGCTGGGCATAGATGGTGGGCTTGCTCATGAGGGTGTCTCCGGGTGGGTGGGAATGGGTTACAGGCCAAGCTCGGCCAGCAGCTGCTCGTCGGACATGGCCGACAGGGCCACCTCCTCCGGCAGGCCCAGGAAACGGCGTTCGGCAGCGATCTCCCGCTCAAGCTGGGCGATCCACACCTGCCGCAGCTCCAGCTCGCTGGGACGGCAGTCGTGGGCGCGCGCCACTTCCCGCGCCAGGCGCTCCTGAAGGGCATGCAGGTGGGTTAGGTCGGTGGTCATGTGAGGCGGTCCAGGTAGATCCGGCGATGCGGCGAGTGGGACCATTATTCAAACGAATCCGGCCTCGATCAACACTACGGATGGAATTATTCGTTCCATGGATAGAACAGTCTCCGATGGTCACGCCACCAGGTGGCCCAATTACTCAAACGAACACGTATTCGTCGTTATTAAGATTTGTAGCACATGTGACACGCCGGCCCATACCTGTCACACCTGCTACAAATCTAAATAACTTTTGTGATTGAGCGTGGCTTCGATCAAGTTAAATAGGGGGATAACGATTCGAATAGCAGATGTGACTTTCAGGAAAGTAAAATTTGGAAAAAACACTTACCCTATGGTCAACTACACACACACGTGTCTAGGAATTTTTCAGTCACACCTGTTATTCGAATCGATAACCCATTTCGGCATCCGAAGCCTTGCTCGTTTGAGTAATTCGGGTTACCATGAGCGCCATGGCCCGACCGACCGTTCCCTACAACCCCGAGCTTGCCGAGGCGATCCTGGCCGAGCTGCAGGCCGGGGTGAAGCTGTGCGAGCTGAAGCGCCTGGGCGCGGTGCCGACCTGGCACGTCCTGAAGCGCTGGCGTGCGCAGGTGCCGAAGTTCGATTACTATTTCCGCCTGTACTCGCATCGGAAGCTCCCCGTGGGAGACACGCCGAGCGAGCTACTGTTCCAGCTGGACGTGGATCGGGCGCTCAAGGCCAGGGGCTTTGCGTACCGGCGCTGGGATGAGGTTGAGGAGCAGATGCGGCTCGGGATGGGCCGCGGAGAGCGCCTGATCGACGTTGATGGCTTGGCTGAGGCTGGGGCGCGGTTCGACCCCGAGGACCCGGAGAGCGCGTTTTGAGTGACATGCGGCGCAGGTCAGGTGAGGGTGCCGGCATCGCCGGCGCGGCCGGTTCGAGTCCGGACGGAAACAGGCGGTTCGAATCCGCCCCTGCGCTTTCCCGCCTGCCTGGCTTCAGGGAGGTGGCGGAGATCCCGCCAGGCATGGGCGGCGTCGGACAGCCGGCATTCGTGCACCACATGGCCGGGACCACGCTCACGGTCGAGGGCGGCAGGCTGAGCTATGCGCTGTCACTCCGCCAGAGACGCCTGGCAATCCACCGCCGCCGCGCCGCCAGGGGCCGCCAGTGAGCGAGCTTCGCCGCCTGCGCCCCACCGTCGAGGCCCGCATCGAAGCCCGGCAGGAGCTTCGCGCCGAGCGCCTTGCGCCGCCGCTGGTGCTAGAGCAGGCAGAGCAGATCCTGATGCACCTGGCGCAGGGCCAGCGGATCACGCACATTGCCGCCATGCCCGACATCCCAGCCTATTGGGTCATCGCCAAGTGGAAGCGCGAGCACCCCTGGTTCGCCGAGGCCGTGGCCGATGCCGAGCGCGCGGGCGCGGAGAAGATGCTGTGGGACATGCTGGAGATCGCCGACGACGAGAACCGGGCGCCAGCCTGCAGGGAGGTGTCCATCAAGGCGCGCCAGTTCGCGGTGAAGGTGCTGGACCGCAAGCGCTTCGACCCGGCCGTCAAGGTCGAGGTCAGCCAGGGCGGGGTGAATGCGGACGAGCTGTCCGACGCCGAGCTGGCCAGGATCGTGAGGCAGCGGGAGCGGGGCCAGGCTGAGGCGATCGACGCGGCGACCCCGGGGAGCCCCCCGCTGGCGGACCCGGGGGCGTCGAAACGAGATGCCCCCCCACTATCCCCGCCATCCCAAAAACCTTTTTCAAACGAATAGCCGCTCGCCGAGGAAACATGGTAGGCTCCCACCCCGGCATCGGCATAAGCACTGGAGGCATGTATGAAGTATCGGCAGCGCGGCACGGAGGTATCGGCGATGGGCTGGACGGGCGGCTCGGCCTCGGCGGCGGAGGTGGTGGCGTGGCTGGGTGACGTGGGCTGGCGGGCGGCGTATGTGCCGGCCACGGGAGCCGCTCCTGCACCGGCCGCGGAGGAGCAGGGCGCGCCTACCGACCCGGCATACCGTCCGGAGGCCATCTTCCTTGAGTCCCAGGTCAGCGGCGCGCAGACGGTGGTGGCGCCGGCATGGTTCGCGCTGGAGGCGGATGGGGTGCGGGTGTACAGCCCGGAGGCGTTCGAGGAGCGGTATGAGGAGGTGATGCCGTGAGCGACTACATGCAGCAGCTCAAGCAGCAGAACGCGCTGGCGCAGCATCCTGCGGCCTCGCGCAGCGGCTCTATCGTCGCCACCCGCCCCATCGTGGTGGAGGGGGTGAGTTTCCTGGTGGCGGAGATCGTGATCCCGGCGCCAGACGACGTGCACGACGCCCATGTCTTCCGGTCGGTGCAGCCGTTGAATACGGATGCAGCCACGGCTTCCAGTGTCGCGCGGAAGGAGCTGGCGAGGAAGCTTCTTGCCGCCATCGGCGTTCGTCCCGAGGACCTGTTGCCTACTCAGTACACCACCAACCATGGGAAAGGCGCATGACCATCACCCCCGAGCAGCTGGAAACGATCGGCCCACTGTGGGCGCGGCTGAAGGAGCTGGAGTCTGCGCGGATGCTGCTGGCGCGGGCCGGGCATCTGGCGGTGACGGTGGTGGATGGGACCGAGGCGCAGGGTACGGCGCAGGCGCCCCCCAGCTTCACCATGGGCGGCACCCCGCAGGAGCTGGCCGGCGTCGCTGGTGCGGTGGCTGCGGCGCTGGAGGCGCAGGCCGCGGCGGTGAGGGAGGAGCTGGCGTTGCTGGGGGTGAAGCCGTCGGTGGAGCGCGCCGCCCATGACGCGTCGGACGTGGTTGCCGCCGCACTTGTCACGACTGCGCCTCGCAAAAGCGCCAAGCCTGCTGGCAGGAAGCGCTGATGGACTGGCTGGTGATGCTGGCGGTGGTTGGCCTGGCCCTGGCGGCGGAATGGCGCTGGGGGCCGGTGGTGCGGGAGGCGGAGCGACACCTGCATGCGGATTGAGCATGCCCATGACGCCGCACAACTCCTGCAGCGCCGCCGCGCCGCACGCGCATCGCTGGAGGACTACGCCGGCTACATCGAGATCCCCGACCGCCCGGTAAGCGAGGACGTGGACGAGGATAGCTTCGAGGTCTACGACGGGCCGATGGCGCTGCACCACCGGGTCATCTGCCGCGCCATCCAGCGCTGCGTGCACAAGCGGCATGGGCGCTTGATGATCATGGCCCCACCCGGCGCGGCCAAGTCCACATTTACCTCGGTGGTGGCGCCGACCTGGATCATGGGCGCCATCCCGCGCTCCAAGCTCATCCTGGCGTCGTATGCGTCGGAGCTGGCCGAGCGGCAGTCCCGCAAGGCGCGGCAGATCGCCCGCTCCCAGCGCTTCAACACGCTGTTCGATACCGCCATCCCGACCGACAACCGCGCCGCCGACGAGTGGGGGCTGACCAACGGGTCGACCTTCATGTGCGGCGGCATCCTCTCCGGCCTCACCGGCAACCGCGCCACGGTGGCCATCGCCGATGACCTGATCAAGGGCCGCAACGAGGCTGAGTCCGAGACGCTGCGCAAGCGCACCTGGGAGGCATACCGCGACGACCTGCGTTCGCGCCTGGTGTCCGGCGGCTCGCTGATCCTGATGAACACCCGCTGGCACATGGAAGACGTGTCCGGGATGATCCTGCCGCGCGAGTGGAATGGCGAGAGCGGCACCTTCATGGGGTCCGACGGCCTGGAGTGGGAGGTGATCTCCCTGCCGGCCAAGGTGGAGACGTCGCTGCAGGAAGCCACCGACCCGCTTGGCCGCAAGGTGGGCGACTACCTGTGGCCGGAGAACTGGGACCGCGGCCACTGGGTGCAGTCCGACCCGGCGCTGGGCGCGCGCGACACCAACACGCCGACCGGCCGGCGTGCCTGGTATTCCATGTACCAGCAGGTACCGCACCCGGACGACGGCATCCTGTTCCGGCGCGAGGACTTCCGCTGGTACGAGCGCGGCGAGGCGCCGTCCCGCCTGCGGCACTACATGGCCGCCGACTGGGCGCTGTCCGACCAGCTGCTGTCCACCGACCCGGACTGGACGCGGGTGGTGGTGGCTGGCCTTGACGACGGCAAGAACGAGGACCTGCTGCCGCGGCTGTACCTGCTGGACGCCTACAGCGCGCGCAAGGGCGAGGAGATCACGGTGCCTGCCGTGGTGCGGCTGATGAAGAAGTGGCGGCGCAAGCTGCGCAAGTACATCGGCGAGCATGGCAACATCGAGAAGCTGATCGCCGGCCTGATCCGCCGCGAGTGCAAGGACCAGAAGGTGCCGGAGGTGCCGCGCCTGATCCTGCCAACGGCCGGCGCCGGCAACAAGGTGGCCAAGGCCGGCGCATTCCGCAAGCTGGTGGAGGAGGGGCGCGTCTACCTGCCGATCGGCGAGGCATGGGCCGAGGAGTTCGTGGCCGAGTGCTGCGCCTTCCCGGGCGGGGCGCATGATGACTTCGTGGACGTGGGCAGCCTGTTCGGCCGGGCCATGGGCGAGATGCTCAACGCGCCGGGCGCCGCCACCGCCGAGGAGCGGGAGAAGCCGCTGACCCCGCTGACGTACGAATGGTGGGAGCGGCAGGCCAAGTATGAGAACATCGAGCGCGCCGAGCGCGAACGGCAATTCCGATGACCAGCCAGGGCTACCCGAATGTCCACCACGCCTGAAGAACTGCAGATCGCCGCCGCCGCCACGCAGGCGGCCAACGCCATGACCGACGAAGCGGCCGGCGTGGACGCCAAGAATCGCGCCGCCGAGCGAGAGCAGGTCAAGCGCTGGCAGCGCACCATCTCCGAGGCGCGGGACTTCGACAAGGCCGCCTACAGCATGATGGGCACCTGCCGCGGCTACGCCGCCGGCCTGTCCGCCTACGAGGTGTCGGTCAACGTCCTGGGCTCCAACATCGACATCATGAAGGCGTTCCTGTACGCGCGGAACCCACAGGTGGCGGTGACGCCGGCGCGGCAGACCTCATTGCCGCCGGTGGAGCGGCCGCAGGCCCCGGTGCCGCCGGAAAACCCGATGGACAAGCTGCTGCAGCTGCCAGGGGTGGCCGGCGCCACGCAGGATCCGGCGCAGGCACAGGCGCTGCTGCAAAGCCCGGAGGTGGCAGCGCGCGTGGGCCCGAAGCTGACCGAGTACCAGATGCAGTACGCGCAGTACCAGATGCACCTGGACATGTACACCGCGCAGATGCAGGCGTATGGCCAGGAGATGCGCAAGCGCGCCATGCTGCGCAATGAGCGCAAGCGCTTCGCCGAAACGCTGGACATCCTGGTGTCCAAGAGCTGGGACCTGGCCGAGCTGAAGGAGGAGATGCGCGCCAACATCAGCACCGCGCTGACCTGCGGGCTTGGCTGGATCAAGATGGTGTGGCAGGAAGACAATGGGATGGACCCCATTGCGCTGAAGAAGCTCAACTCGCTGCAGGAGAACATGCAACTGGTGGAGGAACTGCGCAAGCAGGCCACCGACCCGACCAGCACGCCACATCTGGACCAGCTGCAGCAGCGCATCGCCGAGATCATCGCCGGCATGCAGCAGCAGAAGGAGGTGGTGGTTGCGCGAGGCCTGGTGGTGGACAACATCTCACCGGAAGACATCACGGTGCCGCTTGGCGTGACACGCGTGTCGAAGGTGTCCAGCTACCCGTGGATCGACCAGCGCGCTTTCATGCGCCTGGAGGCGGCGAAGGTTCGCTACCGCGGGCACGACGATGAGACATGGCGCAAGGCCACGCGCTACAGCCAGCGCAAGCCCACGATCCGCCTGAACGTCGCCGCTGCCGATCATCCCAGCTGGGAACTGACCGACGCCTCCAGCGCATCGCAGTTCACCGCCAGCAGCGACGGCAAGATGGTGGCGATGTGCGAGAGCAGCGGTGGCGACTTCATCTGCGTGCACGAAACCTGGGACAAGGTGGACGGCCTGATCCGCACCTGGGCCGAGGGGATGGACTGCTACCTGCTGCCGCCTCATGCGCCGGAAGTGCCGATCACCCGCTTTTTCCCGTTCTTCTGCGTGGCGCCAATCGAAGTGGATGGAGAGCGTTACCCGCAGTCCAACGTACAGCGCAGCTACCAGCTGCAGGACGAGCGCAACTCGCGCCTCACCGCCATGAAGCGCCAGCGTGACCGCGCGCGGCAGGGCATCCTGGGCGACGCCGGCGCCATCGACAAGGACGAGGCCGGCAAGATCAACGAGTCGGTGGAAGGCGAGATCACCTACGTCTCCACCACTGGCGACAAGCCGATCCAGAACGTGTTCATGGCCAAGCCCGTGGTCCAGCTGGACCCGGCGCTGTACCAGGTAGAGACGATCGACCGCGACATCGAGCGCATCTGGGGCGTGCAGCAGGCGCTCCAGGGCACCGTGCGTGTCGAGCAGACCGCCACCGAGTCGGAGATCCAGCAGCAGGGGTTCTCGGCGCGGACCGCCTATATGCGCGAGCCCATGGAGGCCGCGCTGTCGGACATGTCGGTGGCCACCTCGGAGATCCTGCTGCAGCGGCTGACCCCGGAAGATGCCATGGCATATGCCGGCCCGGGTGCGGTGTGGCCGGAAGCCACCTCGGTGTCGGACCTGGCCTCACTGGTCACCGTGTCCATCAAGGCCGGAAGCTCCGGCAAGCCCAACCTGTCGGCCGAGCGCCAGGCGTGGTCCACGCTGCTTCCGCTGGCCCAGGGCCTGATCCAGCAGATCGGCCAGCTGCGCAACTCCGACCCGGCCAACGTCGCCGACACGTTCGAACACCTGCTGTCCATCACCATGGACCTGTCCGGCGTGCAGAACATCCCGATCGACGAGATCACCCCGCGCGAGTCCATGCCGCAGCCTCAGCCACAGCAGGCCGATGCCGGCGCGCCACCGGCTTTCCCCGCGCCGCATAACGCCGCACCACCCATGCCCGATGACTTCGCCGCCGGCCCGACCGGCCCGAACAACCCCAACCCCAACATGCTGAATTGACGGAGAGAGCATGAGTACGAAAGAGATCACCGCCGAGATGACCGAGGCGGACGTGGTGAACGCGGCGCTGGCCGCGGCCGAGCTGGAAGAAGCCCCGCCTGCCCAGGTGGAGGACCCGGCGCCGGCTGAAGAAGCCGAGCCGACTGACCCGCCGCCGCCTGCCGAAGACGCCCCGCCGGCCGAGGATCCGGCCCCGGAGGAGCCCACACCCGAGGAAGTGCCGCCGGAGGAGCCGCCGCCGGCCGAGGAGCTGACCGAGGAGCAGAAGGCCAACCAGGAGGCCGACGAGGCGGCCAAGGCCATCGGCATCCGGTCGGAGCGCTCCACCGAGAAGTTCCGCGAGGTCTACAACGACGCCAAGAAGGTGCTTCCGGCGGTGCGCGCAGAGCTGGAGCAGGTCCGCCCGGCCGCCGAGCGCTGGGAACACACCATGCGCTTCGTGCAGGAGCACAACATCTCCCCGGAGATGTACGGACAGGCCATGAACATGATGGCCGGCCTTGCTTCCAACGACCTGGGCGTGCTGGAGAAGGTCGCAGGCGCCCTGGAGGCCGAACTGCAGCGCGTCAACCAGCGCCTTGGCCGGGAGGGCGCCGGTTTCGACCCGCTCTCCACGCCGGAGAACCACGACCTGCGCATGCGCGTGGAGACCGGGGAGATCGACCGCTCCGCGGCGCTGGAGATAGGCCGCCTGCGCCATGCCAACAGCCACAACGAGCAGGTGCGAGCAGAGCAGCAGCGACGGCAGCAGGAGGCAGACAGCGCGGCTGAGGCGCGCAACCAAGCTGTGGCCGAGCTTGACAGGCTCGGCGAGGAGCTGTCGAAGCTGGACCCGAACTTCGCGGCAAAGTCCGCCGCCATCGAGCCGTCCATGAAGGCGATGATCGCCCGCCTGCCGCCGCGGGAGTGGGCCGCGGCCTACAAGGAGGCCTACATGGGCTTCCAGTACACGCCGCCGCCTGCCGCGCGCGCCGCGCCCGCGCCCACGCCGCTGCGACACCAGCCTCTGCGCCCCA